ATGTCCGTTCCAAGAGCTGTGATGAGAACGATTGAAGCTGATTTACATGCCGTCGCAGTCCTTACCTACAACGGCTGCGACATACATGCCCTATCGCTGATGTACAGCTCAATAGACAAGATGGCTTGGCTTTCAAGCGCCAGTATCGACCACGGTCGCAAGGAATTCATGGCATGGGTCGATGATTATTTTTTGCCGGGGTTCGCCTCGCCGCTTGCTGCTGTCGACATTTACGCAGCGCGCTGCGGCTTTCTTCATGCTGGTACGGCCGAGTCGAAGCTCTACCGAGACAGCAAAGCGAAGCAAATTATCAACCCTACAGGCCCTCGAAGGCCTCAAGCGGAAGTTGAGGCAGAGGTGCATTTGACGCTTCCTAAGCTGGGCCTTGCGCCGGGCAACGTCGTGGTGGTGCAGTGCATTGACTTTACCGAGCAGTGGATCGAGGCGATGCGACGGTTCACTGATGCCATCGAGGCGGATACTAACCTCCAGGCCCTCACAAAACAGAGGGCCGAACTCCAACTATCCATCTTCCCGGCCGGTTAAAATCATCTACAACCATCGATAGCTGCGACGAGTTGCCGCTCGTACCCAATTCGCTGCCGTCTTTCCGCCAGCAATGCCCTCACCTTCACCTCCAGGCTGTCGGTCTTTCGCAGGCCGGCGGCCGCCCAGAGTGGTACCGCCACGTCAGGCGCCCGGCAAGGCACCTGCACAGGGACCTCTACACGAATGTACTGGACGTCTGGCCCGACCTTCCCTGCGCAGGCGGCGAGCAGAGCGGTGCCTGCGAGCAACCCCACCCCTCGCAGGAATTGGTCAGCGAAGTTCATAGGCCAAGCTCCTTGTCGATGATCGATGTGGCAGCCGCGCATTGGTCGCCACCAGTACGCTCCTGTTGCAGACGGTTCGCCGCGGCATAGTCCGCCTGGGCCTGCTTCCCCGCCTCTTTCACGGCCACCTCGGCCCTGGCCTGTCGCTCGTTCGCGGCCAGGGTTAGGTCGCCCAGGGCCTTCCCCTGCTCTGTGGCCAGGCCGGCGAGGTTGTCCCGGGCCGCCTTACAGGTGATCGCCTCGTCCTGTACGGCATCCAGCGTCGGGCGGAAATGGTTGGTGGTGGCCCAGGAGCCAACCACCATGCCCAGCAGGATCAGCAGGCCGGCTCCTGCAGTTCGCGCCAGCCAGGCCTTCATGCCAGCGCCCTCCGCACGCCTTCATCAATGATCCCCGGCGGGTACGGGTTGCCGCCGTTTTCGTGGATGATGATGCTGACTACCATCCATTTCAGCGTGGCCGGGTTTCGGATGTCGATCGTATCGGTAGTGCGTACACCGATGCGCTTGGCCACAGCTGCGGCGTAGGCCTGGGTGTCGTTCTCGTTGCTCGGCGCCCACCGGTTGATGGTTTCCAGCACAGTGTCGATGCCCTTCCCGCCCACACCTGGCATGCCGTCCTTTCCGCGGTAGTTGATCAGCAGCTTGCCCAGGGCGCGGATGCCGTTCTCTGGCGTGTCGAAGATGGCGAAGCGGCCACCAGGTTCCTTGCCGATCTGGCCCTGCCAGTCGTTGCGTGGGTTGAAGTCGATGTTTCCGGGATTGCGGTTGCGCACGCCCCGGGGCTGGGATTGAGTCATGAGCTTTCTCCAGGCAAAAAAATACCGCCAGGCGGCGGTCGGTGGAGTTCGGTAGGTATCAGGCTGGCGGCGCTGGCCAGCTAATCTCTGCGGGATAGCCTTGCTGTTCGGGCAAGCGGTTCAGCGCAACGCGATACCGCTTCCATTCCTTCAGCAGGGCTGCCTCGGAATCGGTTGCCTCATCCAGGTCTACTGCGTCCTGCAGGGGGGCGATAGCCACATCAGCGATGGAGCGCAGCCGGGCGGTCTCAGCCTGAACTTGCGTCAATAATGCTGCCGCTGCTTGTTCGGCTTTCATCTGGGCAGTGATCATCTTAGACCAGTCAATATTACTCATCTGTTTGCGCCTCGCTGCTTAAGCTCTCTTCTGGTTCGTCTATCTCCGGTGGTTGCCCGTAAGGCGGCAGCTTTACAACCCCATCAACCTCAATAGTGATGGGTTCAGGGAATCGAGTCTCTTCGGGGGCGTATGGGCCATGCGGAAGACGCACGGTCAGCGACAGGATACCGCCCGCACGGCTAACGTCACCGGGGAACCAATCTGACAAGATCGCTTCGCGTGGCAGAGTGGCCCCCTCCAACAGAGGTGAGAAGTCAAAGTTTTCGCCATTCAGTGTTAAAACATCACCGCTGCGAGACATCACTAGCTGCTCGTCTGTGCGCACCGGAGAAAATACAATAGTTATACCCATGGCTATTTCCACCTGCCGATTGCTATAGCTTTTGCGCCCACCGCTGAGGCGCAGTAGGTTATGAATGACGTGTCGTTGGCCGTAGTCCCTTGGTATCTCGAAGATGCCACATAGTTCCTGACATCGCTGCCGACACCCGGCTCTATGGACATTCCAACATATCCGGGCGCTCCAGCAGAGAACTGAATCGGAAATATCCAAGAGACGGTACCTATACCGACTGCGGTCAGAAGAGATGCACCGGCTGTCCAGCAAATTTGCGTGCCGTCAATATATCTGACGTAATGACCGTTGGCATTCGAGCCGCGTTCAACAATCGCGCTGTCGTTCCCGTCGCTGGTTACGGTCCCTACCGCATTGAAGCTGTTATAGACCCTTCGCCATGGCCCCCACGTCCCGCTGAACATACGACGAATCCACGTACCACTCAGATCGACGGCGGTGAACGTCTGGAGAACAAATTGCGCGCTATGCCCAACAACTCTCATATAACCGTTAGTGCCGATAGGAAGTTGACCAATGCCGTTTGTTGTCGTGATGTAGTAGTCGCCCGTTGTGGTCAAGGAGTTTATGACGATTGACTCAAAAACAATAGAGCCCACATAGCCACCGATGGCATAGTCTCCTACTTTCAGAACCCTACCGGTAGCGGTGTCCGTGGTGCTCTGAGTGAGGGTTGCAAAGGCAGCAGTGCCAAACAAGTCGGTGTCCGCCGACTGCCTCCAAGCGCCCCACGTGCTGTCATTAGAGCGAAATACCCTTCTTGCAGACCGCCCATTCAGAATATCGGTTGCAGTCTGCACCAAATACCCGCCGGAATGGACCCCCACGAAGACAAGAGCGTACTGTACGTTCGGCGGTCGATTGGCCTCTGTGCCCGCTAATGCGCTATGCCACCCGGCTGCGATGGCGTCGTTGTAGTTAGTCACTGCTCTGGTGATCGGTCCGGTGAGACCCCAATCATCCAGAGATTTGAAGTTATTGTTGCAGCGCGTGAACGCCGTGCGGGCATCATCGCCATCCTGGCCGCTGGGAGGCGTGCCAAGTCTGATTTGATCGAGAGCCATTCGGCCTCCTTGGTAACTGCTGTTTCAGAAATAGGAAACGTCTACCAACATCAGCGTCGGGGGCTGCATTGCCGGAGACGAGGGCGGCGGTGGCACGCCGCCTCCACCAGTTGGGCGAGACGAGATAGGAAGCTCACCTACCCCATAGCTACTCGGCCCGATATTGAGGCCGTACGAGAACTGCACCCAGTAGGGCACGCCGGCCTGCGCTGCTCCGGCGCCCCGCTTCGGGTAATTCCCTATGCCAGCTGCGTACGATCTTCCATCGGCTGGATAACCCTTGACAGTTCCCGACGCCGCGCCACGTACGATATCGGCAATCCTCATCCACTTAGCGCCAGCGTCAAAAGTCAGCACCCCGGACGAACTAAAGGTCTGAAAGCCAACATTAGAGGGGGAGATCTGTTGATCCGCAAAGCCGTAGATATTGATCGTGCCCTGAGCTGAGACTTTGAATCGCCACGTGGTTCCTGACTTCGCCCACAGCGCAATGAACATCGAGGTGCTAGATGAGAAGAACAAAGACGTGATATTCGACGGTACCGTTAGATCGAAGTAGTAGCCCGCCGACACGAACGGGCCAGAGTTCGCCGTGAAGGGTCCGCTATAGGTGGCCTGGAATGCCAGGGTGGATACTCTCACCTCAGAGTCAATCTGGAATGTTCCACCTGATTCAAGATCAACTCGAAGACCGGTTGGCATTAGAACGTCCCCGCAGAAATGTTAACTGCGCGGCGCGGCACAAGGTTGCCTGCAGTTGGGTAGGAGAAATCGACGAAGGACCAGCTCACGGTTGTTCCGCTCACAGTTACATTCGGGTATGCGTACGGCGTAGCGATCGTCAGGTCTGCGGAATTGTCTTCCACAAACACGAAAGGCTCGCCGCCGTCTGCAAGTGCGGGAACGCTCATCGAACCATTAGACACTCCCGACGAAAAGGTTGAATAGATTCGACCTAAGCGAGTATTGGTGTCGAGAATGATCCTGCCAGAGGCATCAAAAACTTGCAGTCCGGTCGGCATTACCAAGTCCCCATTCTGACGCGCAACACGTTGTTGATTACGATTCGAACACCGTTCCTGTCCATGACGTTGTAAGTGTTGGCCATTGTCGGGTGATAGGTGGCAATGGTCCCATTGGCGAAGTTCTGGGCCATGATTGGTGTTCCCCAGTTACTCTGTTCTGACGACTGGATATAGCCACCTACCATCGCGTTCTGTACCGCCAGCTTGGAGATGAACGCCGACGAAATTACCGTCTGCCCGTTCTCGATGGCAAACATGGCCTGAGGCACACCGTTGATGTTCTGCATCACTGCAAAACGATCAGCCAGGAAGTTAACCTGCGACTGCATTCCTCCTGGTGTGTTCTCTACGCCAATACCCATGCCGGCGGAGTAATACCGCCCATTCGCGTCGATACCTACCTTGATGCTGTACATGGCCTGCAGCTTGCCATCGGTCGTTGCGATGGCCTGGGCATTCTGTTGCACGCTCAACTTGGTACCGTTCAGCTCAGTGGTGAGCGTGCCGACCTGCTGAGTGCGTGCGCCAGACTCGTCTACAACAGCTTGGGATACGTTCTGAATTTCGCTCTCAGCCTCGCCGACGCGAGCAGTGAGGGTGTCAGTGGTGTTCGCCAGGGCCGATACGTCATCTGTGAGTGTTTCCACGCTGCGCACAACCCGCGCTAGGTTGGTGTCGACCTGGGCCTTGACCTCAACGACCTGCTTGGCGATCGCCATATCGGCTTGGGCAAATGCCGAGTAGATCGAGAACGCGCCGGCATAGGCGCCCTGCTCCCCTGCGCGCCAGCTGGTTGCGCCAGCCATGCGAGGCGCAACAGCAGCCTCGACGCCGAGTATCCGGCTGGCCATGGCCGTCAGCTCGCCGTTGATCTCCTCCACGCTCGTCTCGACACCATCGACTCGCACCGCCAGAGCGGTCACCAGGTCACCCAGCGACGCGTAGTCGCCCAAGTATTCCCAGTAGGCCGCCTCGGTTACGGGTGTTCCGGCGGGTACATCCACCTTCGCCCGGTACAGCTTGCCATCGTGCTTAACCAAGGTGCCGGCGAGATACGGCTTGCCCGATGCCCAGTCCTCAGCGCCGGCCAGGTCGGCCAGCTGGGCTGATAGCGAGTTGATCTGGCTCTGCAGGGCTTGGTCACCGGCTTTGAACCGTTCATTCACGGAACCCAGGCCGTCGCCACTGATCTTCTCGATTTCCTTGAGCAGATCCTGACCCAGCTGGGTTTCGGTGATCTTCCCGGTGATGTAGTCGAGGATTTCGTCCGCGTCGGAGCTGGATTGGCCGTCTACCCAGCCCGACCACGGCCCGACGTTGCCGGTGCGGTCGACCAGGCGGCCCCGGAAGTACCTGAGTACACCGGCAGCCATCCCGCTGTGCAGGTAACTGGAGGTCGGGTAAGCCTGCCGGCCCAAGTCCTCTGGGTTCTCTCCGCCGAACGTAGACGACATCTGCAGCTCGGTGTACGCAGTATCCTCGGCGTCAGCTGGGAAACCCCATTCCAGGCGAATGCCGAAGACCTCCGACTTGGTGCGCAGGTAAGCCAGCGCCGGCGGCGGCGTGGTCTTCCCGGCCACGTCAGTGAGCACGGACGTGGTTGGGATGGATGCTACATCCATCGCGTTTATGGCTCGCACCCGGGCCAGGTACTGGCCGGCGTACACACCGCGCACATCCACGGAAAGTTCACCGGTGCGCGGGACTTTTACCCAGTCGCGGGAACCCCACCGCCATTCCACATCGTAAGCTACCGCGCCCGGAGCGGCGTCCCACCCGATGGTCATGGTGGTGACCGCAATTCCCTGGTCAATGGCCGAGCTGCTGCTGATTAGCACGCGCGCCGGCGCATCCTGCACGCCTGGTGGCAGTACGCTGATCGGCCGGTCGTCGATCATGGTGCCGTGATCGATGGCGTCGAACTTGCTCGGCTCGTGCTGGATCAGCTCCAGCTGGAACCTGGTCCATTCCGGCCGGGTCACGTTGCGGACGTAGAACTGCATCAGTTTCAGGTCGTCGTAATCGATCGCCCAGGCACACTCCCGCTGCGGTGGCTCGCTGAAGTCGGCCATAACGGTGATCTGGCGGCCAGAGACCGACCGTACCTGCCGCGTTTCAGCCTTGCCGCTCGGCAGGTTCACCAGCAGGCGGGCACCAGTTGGCACATCAACGTCACGGTCGAGTGTCACTACACGCCCGGTAACAGCGGCTATCCGGCCGCCGTTGGCACGGCCGGCCAGCATCGGGTCGGACAACGCGATCACTGTGCCGGGCTTCGGGATGTACCCATCCAGGCCGACATTGATCGTTGCGCCACGGGTCTGTAGCTGCTCTGTCAGCAATGCCCACTGACCAGCACGCTGCGCCTGGCCACGGCTTGTGCAGCCAACGGCCTCGACAGAGACGTCGCGAACCCCATACTCGGCCATGGCGCCTTCGTCGAACACTGGCTCTTTATCGGTCTCGAAGCCTTGGGCCGGGTCGTCGAACGACACCACGGCCAGGCTGTGCCGGTCGCGCCACTTGCTGCCGGTATACTTGATCGCGCCGTCACCGAGGATCTGCGACACGGTGTAGGTGTAGACCGGGTCCTGTGGCATGTCAGCGTTCACGGCGATCTGGTTGCCATCCCAGTAGGCCAAGCCATGGAAGATTGCAGCCAGGTCCTGCAGCACCGCCCAGGCCTCGGCCTGCTTCTGCAGGTAGAGGTTGCAGGTGAAGCGTGGCTCCTGCCCGCCCTTCCCGTCTGGCACCAGCTGGTCGCACCACTGCGCAATACGGTACAACGACCAGCGGTTGATCATGCTCGAGTCGATGCGGTCGCCCAGGCCGTAGTACGGGTGCAGAGCCAGGTCGTAGAACACCCATGCCGGGTTGTTGGTGTAAGCCTCTTTGAACGAGCCGTCCCAGATGCCACCGCTGGTACCGGGGCCGCCAGTGGCGTAGGTGCGGGTTTCCGGGTCGTAGTTCATCGGCACCCGGACGATGCGGCCGCGCATCAGCACGGCGATCTTCGGGAAGTCCCCGCCGAACTGCTGGGCGTCGTACTCAACGCAGCCAACGGCGGTCAGCGGGTACTCCTGGTCGCTGTCGACAACCTCGGCGATCGCCTCCACGACCATCGCGTCTTGCACTAGGGAGCTGTTGGCCTCCGGCGTGATGCGGCGCGCCCGGATCGTCCAGCTGCTGCCCTCCGGCAGGTCGATGCGGTGGGATCGCTCGTACTTCGTGACGTTCTTGCGGTCGACGTATGACGCCAGCACCTGCTGGTAGGTACCTCCGTCAGTGGCCACGTCAATCGCATAGTCGATGCGCACGCCGTTGATGTTGCCGCCACTGTCCTGGGCCTGAAGCACAGGCCACCCGAACCGCACCCGCACCGCATCGATCACCGGGTTGTTGATCGAGTAAACCCAAGGCGCTGTGGTGCGCAGCTCCTGCGCCACTTGGATCTCGTTGCTTGACTCGGTCACACCCTCCAGGCGGTCCTGATGCAGCTCACCAGAGCGAAACTGCCACTTCACTCCCGGGTAGTTCACCGTGCCGTCTTCGGCCATGATCGGTGTTCCGTCGAGTTTTACCGAGCGCAGCCCGTTCACCGGCCCAACGATCGGCCCCCAGCTCCACAGGTAGACAAGGCGTGCTGTGGAGATCGACGGCACGCTGTTCGAAGCGATGCTGGGCTGCTTCGGCTTCTTGCTGCCGCCCTTGTGCCCAGTGATCTGGCGGCGTTGCGCACGCGAGGCCGGGGTCTTGCGCTTCACTTCTGCGCCCATTGTTCCTCCAGAAACAAAAAAACCTGCCGAAGCAGGTCAGGTAATCGAGCCGTGGCTACAGCTTGTCTTGTGGGTACACCCCGCCGGACTCGATAGCCCCACCGATCTCCCGTTCGCCATAGAGCACCGGATAGGGGTTGCCCTGGGCGATGGTGGTGACGGCGCTGCCGAACCCATAGCTGGGGTTGTTGCCGTCTTCGTTGCGGTCGAGGCTGCCGGTCTTGGCCGTCGGTGAGAGCATCTGCACGACACCACCCAGCGCCAGCGCAGCACCACCAGCCATCAGGGCAATACCGACACCGGAGCTCAGGCCGCCAGTGAATACCCCGGCGACCACCAGCACGGCGCCGAGCACCACCTGGAACAGGCCGCCTTGCTTGCTGCCCTGGATGATCGGCGCGATGCGGATCTCTTCGGCATCGCTGCCCTGCAGGTCCAGTTCCTCGGGCGCCAGGTTGCGGCGGCCGGAGAACACGGTGAACACCAGGCCGCGCTCCTCCCCTTTCGCGAGAAACTTCTCGAAGCCTGGCAGCATGATGCACAGCGCCTGCACCGCGTCTCGCGGGCTTTGCACGTCGAGGAGGTATTCGCGCCCGAAGTGCTTGCGCAGAACGCCGTACAGCTTCACGGTGCGCTTCATGGCTGGTAGTCCTTGTGCCTGAGGATCAGTCGGCAACGGCTGGCCATCGACCAGCCGTAAATGTCGCGGGTCGAGGCCCGGCCGGCCATGTGGTGGTAAATGAACGGACCTGACCCGCCAAGGGCTGGAGCGTCTTCGCTCACCAGCGCCGGCTCATCACCGAGATAGATTGCAGCGTGATTCGGGTGGAAGCACGGACGACCAGGCGATGGCACCATGAAGACCAGCATGTCGCCACGGCGCGGCTCGTTGACCTGGTAGAAGCCAGCACCCTTGAAGTTGTCCTCGTACAGGCTCGGACCCTCGGCCTCCTCCCACCACAAGTCCTTGCGCTCGAAGTTCGGCAGCACCAGGCCGGCCTCGCGGGCATACCAGTCGCGGCAGGCGCCCCAGCAGTCGAGCAGGCCGTGCGAGAAGTCCCGCCCCAGCAGCGGGGCGACGTAGCCAGTGGGCTTGAACCACTCCATATCCCCGCCAGGCCACGACACGATGCCCCAGGGCACTTCGTGCAACTCGCAACTGACTCTGTCGGCCATGCTGGGGCGCGGGCTCGCATCCGGGTGGCTGTGGATGATCGCCAGCAGGGTGCCGCGGTCTTCGGCTTGGGCCAGGTCTTCGTGGTGCAGCGTGAACTGGTCGCGCGGGGTCCGTGCCAGGTTGCGGCATGGCACGTACTCGCGGCCGGCCTGGGTCTTGATCAGCACGCCGCAGGCTTCCGCCGGGTGAGCGCGTTCGGCATGCTCGCGGATCGCGGCCTGCAGCTGTTGGTTGATGCGCATGGTTACCTCGAACTTGCGATCAGGCTCGCGCCCATGGAGCCGCCGAAACGACGGGTGTTGCCGCGAAGCTTGCAGCTGCTCCAGCGGCCGCCGCAGCGATCGAGCGCGGGATTGTCCGTGGGCTCGTTCTGCTTGGTGAACATCGCCGCGCTAGCGTACGCACAGGCCTCGCCACGGTACCCGTTGCGCGTGGCCCAGCGGCACAGTTTGGTGATCTGCTGGCTGGGAAGCTGCACGCCACCCAGGTCGAGCGGGCTCGACAGTTGGAAGGTCACCTGCTCGCGGTCTTCCTCGGTCTTCTGCTCGATGAACCACAGGTTCTCCCGTGCTTGGTTGGCCGCATTGGGGTTGCCGTCCGGAAAGTTGGCTGCGTCCAGGAAGTGCCGGAAGGTCTCGATGACCTTCACCCGCGCACCGGCCAGATCCTTGAGCGCCAGGCACATCGCCGTGACCGCGCCGCGCACGCCGGCGATTTCGTTCGCCAGTTGCAGGGTTGGTGTGGCGGGTCGACCGTCGCCGCGAATGTCGAAGCCCTTGGCCTCGATCTGGATTGGCTCGTACAGCTGGCCCTGCCAGATAATGTCGCCTTCCTGAGCGTGGCCGTGGAAGCGCATAAGGTTGCCGCCCAGGCGGGTGGCGTCCACCTCATACAGCCGGATCTGGTTGCCCGGCTCGAGTTTCTGGATATCTGTCTCGAAAGTCATGGGGGCCTCAGAAAAATGAAACCCCGCACAAGCGGGGTCAGTAAGGGGTGAACACCTGCTTCATGGTGAAGCTGATTTTGAATATCCCGGCGCCTTGCGGGTCCAGCTTGTAGCCGTTGACCTTGTACCGGCCTGGAGCGCCTCCAGGCGGAGTCCAGAGAAACGATTTGTAACCTTCGTGGCGGTCGAGGAAATCGCGCATCTGGCGAAGCTCCTGTCCCCCCTCCAGGCTCCCCGTGGCCTGGTGCGACCATTCCTGCGATCTTCCGTTAATGCCAGTGCCGCCTGACTGGACGTAACCGTCCCCAAACTCGTTTTCCCAAACCCTGTGCTTGATCTCGCCAGAGGCGCCGACCCTGGTACAGAAGCTGAATGTCTCGGGCATTACCGCCTCCACATCGAGCCGCCCTGGGCGAACTCTTCGTTAACGACCTCACGGATGGTTTGCCTGAACGCCTGCCCCATCATTTCTCCTTGTCGCCGCGCGGCTTCATCGCTCATGCCCGGCTGCGCCTGGACGGTAACCGGTGCGTTGATGGTGATGCCGCCGCCCAGCCCAGCGCCCGCGCCAGCATCGTTCGCGTTGCGCAAGTACTGGGTCAGGTCGCGGTTCTGGTTCGGGTTCAGCACCCGCTCGCCGCCGTCGAGCAGCCAGGTGCCCTCTCGCGGGATATTGTCGAGGCCGTTGTGAGCCATGCCCATAAGTGCGGAGGATGCGACGCCAGCGACCATCGGCGCTGTGGTCATGGCAGCAGTCATCGCAGCCGCAGGTGCGAGGGCTGGACCCACGATAGGGATCGCGGCAGTGGACGCATAGGCGGCCAGCTGGGCCTGGAACGAGGTCGCCTGCGCATTTGCCACTAGGCCCATGGCCGCGACCGACTGCGTGCTCTTACCTACAAGCAACTGCACTGCCTGGTAGACCAGCCATTGAGCGGCCATGTCCGCCAGCGTGTCGATCATCGACTTGGCAAAGCCGGTCACCATGTCCATGAGGGCATCACCAGCATCTTCTGCTCCAGTGGCCACATCGCTCAGGAATGAGCCCAGCTCGCTCCTGGCGCTGCCGAGAGTCGACGTTGTCGCATCAGCGGCCATTGCCGAGTAGTCAGTCGCGGCATCCGCGAAGTTCTCCCAGGCGCTGGTGACGCCATCCATCCAGTTGGTCTGCGCTTCGTCGAGCTGGCTGTAGTAGTCGTTCTGCAGCTCCAGTCGCTCGGCCAAGGCATCACTGAGGACCTGGGTCTCCTGATCGTAAAGCTCTTGGCTGAGATCTCCGCTATTGCGCTGCAGAACCAGTTCGCGCTGTTGGCGGTTGAAGTCTTCTTCGATGGCCAGACGCTCTTTCAAACGTTCCTTGTATTTATCGCCGCGGCCGGCGCCAGCAAGTTCTTGATCAAAGCCGTTTCTAGCTGTGAGGAAGTCTTCGTTCACGTTGGATTTGAAGGACGCAAGCTTTTTGGCGTCCTCCTCGGCGTTCTTGACCTTTTTCAAGGCGTCCAGCTCAGCCGCCAGGCCTTCCAGGCGCTTACGCTGCTTGTCGTTGATACCATCCAGCTTTCCGCTGGACATCTCGAAGGCAAGCTTCTCAACCTCTGTCGCATCCTTGCGCTTGTCCGTCGAGGTGTTGATCAGCTCAATCTGCCGCTGATAGTTCTCTTCAGTCGCCTTGAACGCCTGGTTCAGCTTTTTCGTGGCGGCCTCTGCCGCTTTCGCTGCAGCTTTCTGCGCATCGGTTTGGCCGATAATCCCAGCACTACTGCTTCCTGGCGACTGTAATTTGGGCAGTTCAGCAGCGGCCTTTCTCGCCTCTTTGACGTACTCGCGGATTACGTCGCCGGACCAAGGCTTGTTGAAGGCTTCGGCAACCTCCGACATGACACTTCCAGCAGTCCTCGAGTTGATAATGGCATCGTTTGTTAGCTGCTCAGCGTTCTTCTTGAAATCCTTGGACATGTCGCCAAAAGTAATGGCGCCAAGCAAGGTGTTTGCAGTTGCCCCAATGCTCTGCAGATAGGCCATCGTCGTGGAAAATCCGCTGACAATGGTCGCTGCGGCAATCTTGAAGGCACGCGCTATGCCGTCGGCAAGACTTGCGGTGGTGGCCGTAACCTCAATGAAATCATTCGCGAATTCATGGACTACATTGCGCAGCCCTCCAGCCTCTTTGGAGGTGTCGGCTAGGTCCTTGGCTAACTGCGCTAGCACAGGCATGAACTCTGCGGCCAGTGCGGTCTTCGCAGAGTTGGCATACTGTCCGATAACAGTCAGCTCAGTGCCGAACTGCTGGGCAGCACCGATAGTCTGCTCGTCCATGATCATGCCCGCAGACTGCGCGGCATCACCAAGCTCCTTGAATTTTTTACCACCATTGGCCAACAGTGGCACAAGGGCTGTGGCCTCGTCGGCGATCGCCTCCATAAAAAATGTCATCTGCGCTTGGCTGACGTTCGCTTTTTGGAGGCTGGTCACGTAGAGCTGCAGAGCATCGGCGCTATTCAGTTTGCGGAACTGATCCGCAGTCACGCCAACCTTCGGCGCTACCGTTTCGAAGAAGTTTTTCAGTTCTCCGCCGCCAGTGGCAAGGAAGTCGCCGACCTTATCGTTAGTGTCCTTGAAGATATCCGAAAGCTTGTCCTGATTCAGGCCAACCGAGGCCGCGGCGGCAGCGAAGCGCTGGAACTCGGTAGTACCTACACCAGCAAGCGAGGACAAATTCGAAATCTCTTTCGCCGCTGACGCGGAGCTTGTTACCAGCCCAGCAACGACAGCAGGAATGGCGGCGAATGTAGCACCCACTGCAGTGCCCAGTCGCTCGGCCTGCTTTTTGATCTCCGCCATTTGCTTCTGCGTTTCACGACCTGCCTTGTCCAGCGGACCAGTGAAACCGCCAATTTTCGCAATTAGGTCAAGTGTCAATGTGCCAAGAGAACGGCTCGCCATGCTTTCCTCCAGGCGAAAAAAAACCCGCCTAAGCGGGTTTGCTACGTGAAGGTCTAACGGTTCAGAATCTTGGCCTTTTCGGTCTCAAACTCTTCCGCCGTTAGATGCCCTCGCTCTTTCAGTGCAGCCAATTTTTCCAGCTCATGGTATGGGTCAGCTCCAGGCTTCCCTACCGGAGCACGATGAATACCACCATCTCCACCCGGCTTATTGATTGCCGACGCTGACCATATCAGAGCCGCTAGCCACCCAAGTCCTGTCCATCCTAGGAAGAGGTTCAGCAGCATGATCGATACACGATTCTGGTGATGACGTATCGCTGCCACAATGGTTGGGATGAAATACAGCGCCACCACAAGCGCGAGCGTGACGAAAGCTTTGGTTGGTTCAGGTTCAACAACCATGGTTAGCACTCCCTGTTAATCGGGGGCAATCTACCACCACCTGTACTTTCTCCCAAACCCGAGGAGCAACAGACTATGTCCAAGACGCGATGGCATCCATGAGCGATATGCCTGATCGGCTGTGATGCGGCATAAAATCGTACAGATCCGCCGTGCCGCCCCGACTGCGATTGACCTGAAGAGCTACCAGCGCTGCGGACAGCTCTTGGCGGCGAGCCACATTCAGCGAGCCATGCTTGTCTCGGTAGTCGACCCAGGCCAGTACCTCCGCGTAGGAAAGCGTGGCCTTGGCCTCCGCGATTGACGTTCCGCCTATCCCGTTTAGCACAAGCTCATGCCAAAGTTCGTCAGCCGGGGTCAGCTCTTTGGGGGAGGGTTATTCACAGCTTTGACGGCGTTGTAAAGCGCCAGACCCAACCCAGGGTCAAGATTCACAGCATCATCAAACGGCAACTCCTCGGTCCCATCCTCGCCTAGCATGACGCTGGCCGATAGGTAGCGAGCGGTTTTGAAGCGCTCAGTTTCCCCGCCAGCGAACATCGCCTCCATCACACCGAAGGCGTGACGGCGGATGTGGACCGTGAATTTGTCGGTTACGGTTTTGCCGTTCTTGTCTACGTGCTTCCACGCGACTTCTTTCGGCACCAGGGCATCAGCAATGACGCCGCCTTTTTTCTTCAGTTGCTCCAGATTCATGGGTTTTCCTTGATGATCCAGTTGAGCTTGCCCGAACGCTGAATGGTGGCGGCGGTGCTCACCGAGGCGTTGCTCGCGAAATCGAACGGGAAATCCGCTACGTAACCGGCGAACAAGCACCAGGTGCGGGTCTTCGGCAGTTCGAAATCATCGCCCTCAGTGTTTACCGTGGGCGCAATGCCTTTGCCATCCGACCAGCCGAGCGCCCACAGGATGTCCTCGTCGCTATCGTCCTGGGACAGCTGGAACATACGCACATGGCTGGCGTTGCGCGGGTCGGCCAGAATCGTTGCGGTGGCCTGGCCAGGCGTACGCAGACCCTTTTTGTACTTGCGATCGGTGTCGGACAGGCAGGTGTCATCGATCTGATCGGCAGGGGCGCCGCCGGGGTTGAATGCTGTGAGGCACTCCACTTCCATCACGGTCTTGGGGCCGGATCCGCCATTGGCAGGCGGCAACAGCGCGTAGAGCTGGGCGCCCTGAGCGTTCATCGACATGGTTTTTCTCCAGTCAGGAATAAAAAAGCCCGCACTGGGCGGGCATCAGGTAGATCTAGATTTCAGCGGGAAACCCACCAGTCAACGTCGAAGCTGGCTCGGTAACTTGTCGTCTCGATATCGCGCCCCTCGGCGCCCCAGCGGGTGATGTAGGCGTCCAGCTCAATGGCATCACGGATCGCGTCACGGACCTTTCGCGCGATGTCACCGGCGGTCGCGTACACGTCGACCTGCAGCGTGACGCTGTCGGCATCCGGGCGGCCCGCCAGGTAGTTCTCAGGGTTGCCGCTGACGATCTGCCAGACGGCATAGGGCTTCGTCACACCCTGCGGCGCCTCACCAAACGAATAGAGCCGCATATCAGTGCCGGTGCCGAGCAGTGCCGTGACGGCAGAGCTCTGCAAGCAGGCCTGCGCAATCGGTGGTGTCATCGGGAAGCTGCCTTCTTCGCTGCGCGCTTGATAGCGCGGTCAATGGACTTTTCGTACTCGGTTACGAAGGTGTTGGTCACCTCGCTGATGCTGTTGGCCAGGGCCGGACGCATGAACGGGGCGGCGGCCATTTTCTCGGTACCGAACTCGAATAGGCGCCAGTGCGGCGTCGGGGCGTTCTGGCTGAGATCACCGCCATCCTTGAGCACGGCGCCGTGCAGCACGCCTATCCGGAAGCCGAGATCACCAGTCTGCTTAAAGAGGCGGCCATTCCAGCGCAACGCGATGTTGTCCGATATCGATCGGCCGGTCGCCTTGTCGTCAATCCGCTCGGCTCCCTCCTTGGCCTTTTGCACCACCACCTGGGCCGCCTTGCGGAGCGCAGCACGGCCACCCTTGCGGCGTACGTCATAGCTAACCGAATCCAGCTTCCCCAGCAGGCTTTCCAGCCCGGTGATGCTGAACTCGACGCCGTCAGCCATCCTTCACCCCCTTCTCGACCAATATCGTCAGGTAGTCCAGGCCGGACTTGGCATCAGCCAGTGGAGGGCCGACGATGCTGTACACCTCACCCCGGTAAAGGATGCGCATGGTTGGAAGTACGCCAGATCGGTATCGGATAACCATCCGGCCGGTGGCCTGGGCCTGGCCGGCCTGAGCCGCGATGAAGTCCCTGGCCGACAGGTCTTCGACACTGGCTGGACATTTTTCCCAGCGAGTGACCCATTCAGGCTCACCGAACTCCAGGGTCACCGGGTCACGCACCGGCCTCAACTCCTGGATGTCGATGCGGTGCCGCAGCCTGCCGGCCTGCATCACACACCCATCCGGATGCGGTAAGGCATCAGCAGGTGCTGGGACGCCAGCGGCAGCTCGGTGGCGATGGCTCCTGTCACCACCTCCTCGCGGTTGGCGAACAGGTGGCCCAGCTTTAGCAGGCAGGCAGCCTGGATTGCGGGATTGAGCACCATGCCGTAGGCAATGGCGTCGGCCTGGTCATAGGCATCAGCCAGCGCCTGGCGGGCGTATTCGAGCAGGCGACAGCGCAGAGTGTGGTCCTGCTCGGCTTCCGCAGCAGCAACCGCCGCCGCGTTCGCCTCCTTGGCTTGCTGCATGGAAGCCGACACGCCGGCGCGGGCCTGGTCAAGGCCCACCTGATCCAGGTAGAAGCGGCGATTGAGGAAACTCATCGCCGCATCTTCCGCTGCACCAAGCTGCGCCTCGACCAGCACTTGGTCTTCTGGCTCGGCCAGCAGGTGATGCATGGCCAGATCGATGGCGATCACGGGCATGGGTTACTCCTCGGCCTGCGCCGGCTCGCCGCCGGAGATCAGTCGCTCAGCTTCCGCATTGGCTTCTTCCTGGTTACCGGAGAACTCGCCAACCTGGTTGCCTTCAACGTCCACCACGATGTACTTGCCAGCGCCCTTGTGCTTAGCCTTGAAGGCGGCGACTGGAGGAGCACTCGGCAAGGCTGCCGGCCCCAGGCTGCTGGTGGTCAGCACGCCCGCGCCAGCGGCATCTTCCTGCGAAATGGTCACCACCACCTCGCCTTCCGATTCGTCCAACTCGGCATAGCCCTTCTGGATCAACTGGCGTCCGTGCTGCTCGATGGTTTCGAAGGACTTGCCCGCAACCAGCGTCTGGCCGCCCAGGTACAGAGGTTTCAGGGTTTTCAGTTTCATGAATGCCTCCAGGGGCCGCCGCGCGGGCGGCCCTCGCTCAGGGTTACGGGGCGACCGGCGCGTTGAAGTCACCGAAGATGAACGCTTCCGGACGCTTCACAGCCAAGGCCGCACGCTCTTCACAGCGGATCGAGATCAGGTTCTTCTCGAAGTCGTCGGCGTTCTCGGTCGAGATGACCACGTTGGCGTCTTCGCGGTCGAACAACTGGGCGCCAGTCTGGAATGCGCCAGTCAGGAACTTGCCCATGAAAGCAGCGACCTCAGTAGCCACCACCGGCAGCCCCCACAGCACAGGACCAGCCAGGCCCAGCGGGTTGGCGAGGATGTAGCGGCCCAGCGTATCTTTGGTCAGCTCGATCTTGGCCCAGTCCATGAAGTGCAGGACATGACCGGAAGCCGGCAAGCGCGCCAGCTGGGCTTGCAGCATCGCCAGGCGGAGATCATCGATACCCGAACGATCCTCCACCTCGAAGGCCGGGACATATTTCGAGGCCTGAGGGACGATGCCGTGCAGGTGCACGCCAGTGCCGTCACCGAAAAGGATCTCCTGCTCTTCGACGTACTTGAGGCCGTAGCGCATTTCCACGTCGATGGTCGAACCCAGCTGGGCGAAGTCGTCCAAGATCTGTTTGGAGGCCTTGAACATGTGGGCGATGGTCGATACCGCGGTGAGCTTCGACGCGAATTCGATGCTCGAGTACGGCTTGGCAGTACCCTCGGCCACGACTTTGGCGGCGTTGGTGAAGCCGGTCTGCTGCACCCAGAAAATCGCGGGGGCGGTGGTTCGGCCCGGGGCGATCAGGTCTCGGATGAACAGGCGCTGCTTCGGCGCAGTGTCGATGCCGGGCAGGCGCTGAGGCTCGACGATGCCGGCGGGAACGTCGGTGGACAGCAAGGCGGCGCTGACCGGAATGTTGACGCGCTTGCCGCCCTCAATGCTGGCCGCGAACTGTTTGAGCGCTTCGCTCTTGATCACCACGCCGCCGAGGCTGTCCTGGGGCTGCGGGGTGCCAGCCGAAGGCAGGCGCGCGAACTCCTGCTCGAGCTCGCCCAGCTGTGCTTTCAGTTGCTTCTCGGCCTCGGTCAGGCTGTTGAACTTGGTGGCCATCTCATCGACGGCGGCCTTGGTTTCTTCGGACAGGCTGCCGGCCTTCTTGGCCTCGGCCAGGGCGTTTTCAGCCTGCTTGCTGAAATCGCTGGTCGCCTGCTTGAGTTCGGCGGAAACCTGCTTGAGCAGGTCAGCGGTGTTGTCTGCCATGGGATGTTCTCCGGTTACTTGAGGGCTGCTGCCGAGAACCGCGACATTGCGGCCTGTAAATCGGCAAAGTGGGTGGCCAGGTCGGCCGGGGGTTCGGCAGCGCTTCGCGTACCGGAGGGGGCAGCGCCAGGCGTACCACCCTTGAGTTCTTGAATAAGGGAGCGCCGCTCGGAGCGGGGCATGCCCTGTTTGGCCAGAATCGCGTCCAGTCGGCGAGCTGCGATCTGGTGCGGCGCCTTGGCCTGCGGGTCTTCCTGCGCAGCGTCCGATGGGAGAAGCCCATCAGCGAAGCCGGCCTCGACAGCCGCACTTCCCCCCATCCAGGTCTCGACGTCCATAAGGGCGCGCATCGCGGCGACCTCATCGCCGGTTCTGACCGAGTAGATGTCGGCCAGGGTGCCGTCGATCTGGTCGAGGAAGTCGGCAACTTCGGTGAAGTCGTTTCGGTCACCCGCGGCGACGGTCCAGGCGTTGTGGATCATCATGAAACCGGCTCGAGCGATCTGGATTTCATCACCGGCCATGGCGATGAACGATGCAGCCGAGGCGGCCAGGCCAAGCACCTGAACGGTTACCTTGCCCTTGTGCTCGCGCAGCAGGTTGTAGATCGCCAAGCCTTCGAAAACATCGCCGCCTGGGCTGTTGATCTTCACGGTGATGTCTTTGTCGCCAATGCTGCGAAGTGCAGCGCTGACGCGCTTGGCGGTAACGCCCTCGCCCGTCCACCAATCCATGCCGATCGGGTCGTACATGGTGATGGTGGTGGAGTCGTCACCGGCTGCAGCCTTGATTGCTGGATTCCAGCGTTCCATGGCCTTTGGCAGGAGATCGGATTCGACGCGCGCGTGCGGCCGCACCGCCGGCGCTGCCGGTAGTGTCTTGAGAGTCATGGGTTACTCCAGGTCAGGCCGCTTTGAGCAGCGGCATCGATATCAGCGCGTGGGCCATCATGGGACCGTCCGGGTTTCCGGACTCCAGGGCCTGGGAAGCCAGTTCGACGGCCTTGTTGATGGCCTCTTGGTCGTCGTTGTTGCGCGCCGAAACCAGCCGAAGCATGAATGCCGAGGCAGCCGGCGAGACGCCTGCACTCGGTTTCCCGAGCTGGTCCAATGGCACCAGTGCGGACTGGACCGTGTATGTGTCGCCGCCCGGGATCGGTGGCAAGTTCTCCAGTCGGCGCACCTCGTTGCGAGACATCCAGCCATTTTGCAGGGCCGTGTTGTACCAGGCCCCGCGGCCGGCGCTGTCCGCTCGCAGCAGACCTTCCACTGCGAACTCCGCGAAGTAGTCGTCGGCATCGGCCTCGCCGATCAGGCAGCGAGTGATTTCCTGCTCGATGTTGACCAGTAGCGGCCGCAGGCTGTTGGTGAGGAAGTGCAGGTTCTGCGCCTCAACCGACGCAGCCCAGCTGGACTGCTTGTCCATGTGGCCGACCATGAAGGGCGGCACGCGGAACCAACGGCACATTTCCTCGATCCCGAAAGACCTGGATTCCAGCATTTGCGCGGCTTCAGGGTTCATCGTGATGCCCTGGTACTTGAAGCCCGCCTCCGCCACCATGATCTTGCCGGCGTTCTTCGAACCCATGAACGCTTGCATGCTGGCCCGAAGCTGCTCGCGCTGCTGTGGCGTGATCTTGGCGTCGCTGCTCAGGATGCCGGACGCCTGCATGCCCTGTGCGAACACCTTTGCCGCGGCTTCCTCGATCGCCATCGCCGAGCCGAAGATCTCGCGCCCGGTGGTGACCGGAAGCATCCCGCACACCCCGTCCAGGCCAAAGCCGCGGATGTGCATCAGGTTCTTCTCGGGAATGTCGCGGTCTACGCCATTCTCGTTGTAGGTGTACTTCAGGCGCCCGTTGTCCTGCCGCTTCACCCTCATGGACTGGGGCAGAAGCGGTACCAGGGCGATGATCCGGCTGCCGATCATCTTCTTCTCGACGAATGCATTGCCTCGAAGGCAGATGCTTGCCACCACCAGCAGCATGAAGCGCTGCGGGGTCATCTCGGCGTTCGGGATGCGGCAAAGCACGCGGAACAGCGGATGGTCTTTAGCGACCTCGCGTGATCCATCGGGAAGGCGCCGATACAGCTTGAGTGGCAGCGTGGAAACGGATTCGGACAGCAGCCTCACGCACGCCCATACCGTGGACAACTGCATGGCCTTGTCGACCGATACATGCTTTCCAGATGCAGAGCTGCCGAACCATTCTTGCCAAAATGCGCCGTCCTTCAGGCCGATGGGCACCCCGAGCCAGTTTTGCAGCGCAGCCTTCACCCGGCCTGGTTTCTTGTCGGCCATCAGATTCCTACCATGATCGGGTTGTCAAAGAAGCCCTGGAGATCACCAGAGCCTTCCGGGTTCAGCGCCATCAGCGAAACAGCATCGAATGTCGACATCAGCGGATCGATCTTTGCCGAGCCGCTGGCCTGCTTGGTAATCGTGATGGCATTGCCTTGCGGAACGACACGGGCATTACCGACACACCAGTTCATCAGCGCGCTGCCGCAGTGGACCAGTTCGCCCCCAGCCACTTTGCGCTCGGTCGTCTTGATCGCGCCGTTGAGCTTCCAGCCCTGCGAGATGGCCACGATCTGCTCCATGGTGATCCCGCGCTCCTGGGTGGTCAGCTCGTCAACGATGTCGCCGATACCGGCCGAGTCCACACCGATTGCCAGCTTCGCCGGCAGCAGGCCGCGGTCCCTGATATCGCAGATGATGTCAGCCACCTGCTGGACGTCATCACCTGGTCGATCAACGACGGTCAAATCGCCCGCCTTCTCGAAGTCCCTCAGCGCACTGGCGATATCCTTCCGCCGCTCGAACACGATGTTGTGCGCCCAGGCGTGAGCCCAGTGGAGCCATTGGCGAGTGAAGGGCTCGCGACCGAGCACTGTCAGGCCGAGCAAGTCGTCAAGGCCGCCTCCGTCGATCCCCACCGTGACCACTTCAGAACGCTGCAGCAGGCTCTCCAGAGTCAGGCCAGCCTCGGCTCCAGCTTCCCAATGATCAGCGCCCGCCCAGCGGTCCGACCGCAGGTCCAGCCCAATCTCGACGTTGAGGTGTTTAGCCAAGAAGCCGCGAATTGCTCCCTCGCCCTCTGCCTGCGCCTCCTGATACTTCTGCTCGATCACCTCCTGATCGACAGAAAGCCCCCAATTGGGGTTGGTCACATGGGCGTTTGCCAGGTCACGATGTTCGTTCCGCTCGATCATCTCTTTCGGGAACTCGTAGATCACCGGCAGGAAGCGCCGGTCCTCGATCTCCCCGTCACGCACTTTGCGCGCGTAGTCCAGCTTGGCCTTGAAGGCGCCGGCCGGCGGCTCATCGGACTGGGTGGTGCAGTAGAAAACGAACCCCTCTGGGCGTGACGCTAGGCCGCCAGTGGCCTCGACCAGCATCTTCGCCGACTTGGCCTGCTTGCCGAACTCCCAGAGCTCGTCGATGAACACACCAGTCGCTTTCTTGCCAGTGACAGTGGCCGAGTCGGCCGCCACCACCTTCAGGTTTGCCTTGTTCAGGTTGTCGGTGACGATCCGGTTGTATTCCTGCACATGGAACCTGGCCTGCAGGTCTTCGTCCGCATCGATCATGTCCCGGATCGGCTTGAACGCGTTGTCAGCCGCTTCCTTCGTGGGCGCCAGGATCAGGAACTCGCCAGAGGGCCGGGTGTTCAGGATCAGGGCCGTGAGCATGATGCCCGCGGCGATCGTCGACTTGCCGTTCTTCTTGCTGACCATCAGGAAGTAGTTGGTGATCAGTCTGCGGCCGGCGTCGGCGTCGTACGCGCCGAAGAGGGCGGCCACAACATCAAGCACCCAGCTGCGGCAGGTATCCCCCATCAGGGGGCTACCGTCGGCATCAACCATTCGAAGGTTGCAGAACACGTCGAGAGCATCTTCTGCCTGCTCGGGGAAGATGGGCTCCACCGGCACGAGTGCCTGGCCACGGACGATCCTGCTCTCCCAGTCGGGGCACGCGGTAGACCACTTCTTCATTTGACGGCCTTCAAGTGGCGCTCACGCAGCCCGAAGCGGTTGCCGCTAGCTCCCACCTTCGCCGCTTCTTCGAGCTTCTGTTCCTTTTTGCCCATGCCGGACTTCTTGCCGTGAAAGTACGGGAGCGCCGACTGGGCGGCGTTGCGCCGATCAAAGATCTTGGCCTGGGGATCGTTCATCAGCGCCAGTAACCAAACGAGCGGATCATCGGTGTTGGGTAGGTCAACCAGGTCGCCCGACTCGTCACCTGGCGGGTCGGCCTCGAAGGTCTCGCGCTCCGGCTCAGGCTTAACATTTCGGGGCGCCTTTAACTTTTCCAGGGCAGCAACAACGTCAGGGTCTTTGGCAAGCCGAGAACCTGCCGCCGATGCGCTGCCCGCCGCGTATCCTGCGGCCTCCGCCGCTTCGCGATTCGAGGCACCAGCAGCCTTGGATTCGACAAAACGGCGCTTCTTCTCTGTTAACGCCATTAACAAAAACCTCTGAAACGGGAAAAAAATTCACGCGTGCGGGGGCAGGTGGTCTGGAAGCGAAAAGCCATGAACTCTCTGCCCACCCCTCCCCTCGAAAAGGGGAAATGACGTGCCTCAACCACTTGCGGCACGCCATTGACGTGCATCAACCGATCTTGCCGGCGGCCTCCTCGGCTGCCTTCACCACGTCATGACAATGCCGGCACAGGGTCTGCCAGTTGCCTCGGCTCCAGAACAGCTTCATGTCGCCCCTGTGCGGGACGATGTGGTCGACGACAGTACCTGCGGTCACCCGCCCCTCACGCTGGCAGTACACGCACAGCGGGTTGGCCTGGAGCCATTCGGCCCGCGCCACTTGCCACTTGTACCCATAGCCACGCTGGGCAGCTGTACCCTTCGCCGTTCGCCATGACTCCGGGTTGACCGTCGCCAGCCTTGATGGCTGCGCCTGCATCGGTGGCTTGAGGGACGTGAGCCTGGCCATCAGCGGCCACCGTGAACGGGCGTGCCATCCAGGTAGGCCAATGGCACGGCGTCAGGATCTACATCGTCACCGTCAGCCAGCGCTTCGATCAGCGCCAGGTTCTGGGTGGCGATCTGCTCCAGTAGCGCAGTCTGCTTCCGCTGCTCGGCCAGCAAGTCGCTCACGCTTGGTTGCAGCTGAGCAGTGATGCCCGCCTCAAGCACGATCAGCTCACACTTGAGTCGATCAGCCGTCCCTGCCAGGTGCTGAGTCAGTCGCTCGCGCACCTCCGTCTTGATCGGGAACGGAACGCTGACCACCAACAGGTCGCCCTTCTTCGGGCTCAGCTTCTCGATTTGTTGCGAATAGGTTTGCTGCTCGCTCATACGCCACCTTCGTCCACTTCATCATTCGTTCGCGCCGGGCGGCGCATCCGCTGCAGGCCATCAGCGCACCTCGACCTTGAGTCCGCGCACAACCCAGTAGCTGACTCGCTCCGGGTTCGGCTCGCGACCGGTCATCTGTGCCATGGCGAGCACGCCGGCCAGGTAAAACTTGAGCCACCAGCGATGGCGGCAGACGATTGTCGCGGTCATGCGGGCCATTGTTCGTGCTCCCTATCTCTTGTACCAAGTCAGTTGGTAGCACCGCGCATCAGGCGGCACCTCGGCGATCGGCCAGCGCAGGCAATCCATATGCTTGCGCTCTGGCCTGGTACGGCTGACCCGAAGCGTCTGCACCAGGTAGGCCGAACCGGCTGCAGTAGTGACGTAATCGCCAACCGCGATGCCTTCGGCTCCGTCCACATAGAGCTTGCAGGGTGTGAATGGCGCTCTCGTCCTGGCCACCACTTATCCCTCTCGCCGCATGCCAACCTGGGCGGCGATATCGGCGGCTCGCTCACGCACCTCCAGCACCTGGCCATCGAACGTATGGACGATGGCGCAGACGCCGTGCCACTGCGAGCTGGTACCGGCCTCCTGCACGCGGGCAATGGCGGTCGGCGCCAGGAAGTGCTGCCGGCGGTTGATGTCGGTCAGGGTGATCATCGGCTTACCTCGCGCCACGAAACGGCGCATGTCTGCATTGTGGCGCGGAGCAACTCTTGGCCTGATTGAGAGCCAGATGACCACTGACGCTAGTGACACGGAATGCCATCAATTCGTCTCGATGAGTCATATTGCTGGCTTTCTGCAATCGAACTAATACTTGGGTATCTGCCTGGGGAGGCCTAAGTCATGCAACCACGATTCGTTATCGTTCCGGCTGTACCTATCGAAGGTGAGTCGTTCCAAATCGGTAACCGGTTCTATGCCGCCACCACTTCGGGCGGCTTCGACATCTACGACAATCAAGAAAAGGAAAGGCTGAAGCGCGGCTTCACCAATAGGACGGCGGCGGCAGCAGAATGCGAGAAACTGAACGCTGGCTCACGCAACCCTGAAGAGCGATTCCCATTACTGCGCACAGAATGAGACACCACGAAACCGCGCCCTAGATTTTGTGGCGCAGGTTATGGGCCATCGACCTTTCGCTCTGCCCAGCGCCTGCCGAGTTGACGTGCCTGCTCAACGCCAAGCACACCGACAAAGCCAGCGGTGGCGAACGACCAGGCGATGCTCAGGCCGAACTCTTTTACGGTCAGGCCAACCACCATCACGATCAGCGCACCAAGCGTTGCCTCGATCAGTTGGCGGACTGGGCGGGTTTCCTTGCCGTCGTACTGAATACGCAACCAGGTCAGGGCGAATGTCAGGCCCATCGCCAGGCCGTTTTCTCTCAGGGCTGTCAGTACAAGCACCCAGAAGGATGGGTCTTTCTCTGGCGGCATATGGGCCATCTCGATTCCTCCCGTTGCGGGGAGCGGAAAAAGAAAAGGCCCGCCGTTGTGGCGAGCCTAGGAGTGGGTGCGGAAGGCTGGGGCGACCAACCACCCAGCGAGAACAGTAGAGGAGCCTTATGCCCAGCGAGGTGGCTGCGCCTGGGCCGAGGTCGGTCGGGCCATTGCTTGCTCCGTAAATGAAAATTCGTGCACCGACGTAAAACCGGTCGGATGCTTGCCCAGGAGCCCCCTAGAGGCTAAAAGGAATGTTGCCCGATCTGGCCTCACTAGAGGGAACTAATAAATGCCGATCAGTGACATTTTTTTAATCTCTTACAAGCTCCACGGGGAGGCTCGCGAATTCATCGTCCGCGCCGAGCGAATGAATAACGCTGAGGCTTGGCACTGGGCGGCCTGCGAAGCTGGCGTAGGAGTCATTCCTAAATTCACTGCTTCAGATATCAGGAAGGTCTCTCGACCTGTTGCTGAGCGCTTCGGCATAACCGACGTCCAATGGCGGAGGTCAGCCACCCTATGAGGTACCGCATTGACTACAACCTCAGAGGCCATACCAGGTTTTGGATCTGCGATTGGTCTACTAGGCCGAGCGAAGACAATGTACTCACCGCTCTCCTCCGCCTGCATGCCTCCACTGACGCCCTGTCCGAGATGCGCGCACCGCGCCGCTTATCACATGATGATCTGCGCATTGCGGTCGCCGATTTGGGTATCTCGGATGTACGCATTGAGGGGGATAAATAGCTATATCGGGATACCCAGGCCGACGCTGGGAAGTACGCCGGTCACTGCAAGGGCGCCGGTACTCGGCTCGGCCATAGGTGATGCTCCAGAAACGAAAAGCCCCGGTAAATGCCGAGGCTTGAAATAGTTCGCTCGATCTTCACGCCCAAACCCTAAAGTAGTTTCGCATGTCCTTGCGCTTCGGAAACATCGAACAACTGCCTGATAAATTCAAACTCATCAGCAGTCAGACCTCGTTTCGGGGAATGCTCCGCGAGCACTGATGATTTATGTTCTAGTGCGGCTTGCCATGCCTGCTGCCAGATAGTCCATTCGAGGTTGGTAGACACATCCAAATAGCCTTCATTCAACCGGGCAAGCAAATGTTCAGGCCTGGAAGCCTCAAACTGGTCACGCATTGTCTCTTTTTCACGCCTAACGGTTATTCGAACCTAGGGTATCGGCATGGCCACTCACAATTTTAGGCTTATCGCAAAAAATGGAGAATGGATAACTGGCATCGGGAGATCGTCAGAAATTAAAGGCGCCCGCGAAATGGCGAGGCCTTGGAATAAGTTGCGGAGGGCCGGTGCATACCCGGCTTGGTTGGCCTGGATCGCTGGGTCACATACCCCAGACTCTCATCGCGTAGCCGATCAGGGAACGCACGGCTTTGATCCACGCCACTACCGACTTAGCCCAGCTGCCTGAGCGTGTCATCCGCATAAATTGAGGGTCTTCCCCCTCCGCCCGCCGAAGCCGCCCGTAGGCCTCCCTGGCTGCGGCTCCTTCACAAACAAAAAGCCCCGCACAATGGCGGGGCCTTGAAACGAAAAAGCCCCAGCTGTGATGGCCAGGGCTTCTCAGGGTTCGCATTCTCAAGACGCAAAACCGCAATGTGGTGAATTAGATTCTCATTTTCTCACCGCGTCAAGCTGCTTCTGCAATAAGGCCCGCCTCGTCAAGGATGACTGCAGCCGAGGCGAACGCTTTGTCTAGTTCCTGCTTGAGCCATCGCCGAATGTCTGACCTCCACCGGTAAAGCGTTTTCTCCGGCGTAGGCGAGTCGAGATTATCCCAGGTGTGCAGCAGCATGAATCCGTCGGGCAAATTGGTGACAGCCCAGGCTGTGACGCACTTTTGCCGGAACAGCCAATGTGCCTTGCCCGGTGCAGCCCTAGCCACATATTGAATGGCAAGCGCCCTTTCCTGTTGCAGCGACTTGCTGTTGTCGACCTTGTAGAAGGCCTCGAGCATGTTCCAATGCAGCGGCGAAAGTACCCTGTGCAGCAGAGATCGAGTCATCGCGTCCTGAGTTAGCTGATCGAATCTATCCAGCGGGCAAGGGTTCTCTCCCTTTCCTGACTGCGAGCCTGGAGGCTGATACTTGCCCTGCCATGCCTGGCCCTTGTGTAGCGATATTGCGTCGAGCGTCATGGCTCTGACTACGCCGTGTTCGGCGTCACGATAGACCGTCATGCAGCCCTCCGGATGCGGCGAGGTGGCGGGTTGTCGTCCAGGCCCAGGAGGTTGCGAAGCAGCTTGTCGGCCGGCTTGCTCTTGGCGTTACCTTCGGACACCCAGCGCTTGCAGTAATCCCCGAATTCAATATTGATCCGAGTGGCGTGCCAGCTGGCGACCATATCGAGCAAGCAGGCCATTGCAGTGGCACCCCCAACCTTCTCCTCGGCCAAATGTACGCCTGCGATCTTCAGGAACTTGCGTTCATGCTCTTGCAGGCTTTTGCGCGGCAGTGCCGCAGTTACGTTACTCATCGCGCGGCACTCCATACATGCAGAATTTCACCGGGGCGCTGGTCGGTGCGGGCCTCGATCGATACGGCTCTGGACCAGGACTGATATGCCTCCTCAGGCGAGCTTCCAGCGCCAGCCCATGGATGCTGCTCGGACATGCAGCGCCAGATGCCACCCTTTCGCCAAATCTTCACCTTGGGCAGTCGGCCGGTGAAGCCGACCTTGTGCGATGACAGCCAGGCCTGAACAGCGGGCCAGATCACTTCCTGCTCACCAGGCTCGAACTTGGACTTGTTGCCGCTGGAGACTTCGGCCAAGCCGTAGCCCTCATTTGTCACCCACATCACGAAGCCCGTGGGCGAGTGCTCCAGCTCATAGCCCTTCATGCGCCAGCCCCAGTCGCCTGGGTAGTCCCGCAGCGAGGCGGCAATGCGCTCGGCCTCCGGGTAGCGCGTGATATGAACCACATCAGCACTGGGCGGGAGCACCGCCACGCCATCCGTTACGACCGGCTGGTACCCGGCCGGCTCATGCACGGGCGCCAGCACCCGAGCAATCAACTTGAGCGGATTCATCGCAACGCCTCCAGGTCTTCATCCACCACACGAACGCACTCGTCGAACACCTCTTTCGGTACCCGTGCGTTCAACTCGCGCAGGATGGCCTTGTCGCGGCCCTGCCAGGCGGGGCAATTGCGCCTTGCCTCTACGCGCAAGGCCTTCATGTGCTGCATCAGGCGCTGGCGGTCGCGATTGATGTGCTTCAGCGCTGCCTTGGCGCGGTGGTACCAGTCAGGGTTGGAATATTTGCCCTCGGCAACTGCCCTGCCCTTGGCCTGGCCGATCTGGCACTCCAGGCGGATGGCGTCACGGCACAGGATTTCTTCCAGCGCTTCGCACTCAGCAAGGGTGGCCGGTAGCTCGGTCGGGGCGCGGGGGGTGGTGCTGGGCACCGGGGTATTGCCAGTGGCAACAGGCTGCTCGGTGCCGACACGCTTCGTCACGCTCACCGACACGACCGGGGTTGCAGATTTGCCAGCGCCAGCGCGTGGCCACAGATCAGAAAGTTTCATGGTGCTTGCTCCCCTTACGGCGGTTGGAGAAATTCAGGACGCGACCCATCTCGACCTCGTCGTCAGGTGGGAGGCGGTTACCGGCGAAGTTGACGAAGCGGGCGTACTGCCCTTGGCGCTGGACCAGGCACGAGCCCTGCGGGGCCTGGCGCCCCTTATCCAGGATCAGCTCAGTGACGCCTTGCTCGCCCGCCTCCGACTCCGGATCGTGGTGCACAAGGATCACCGCGTCGGCGTCCTGCTCGATCTGGCCGGAGTCGCGTAGGTCGCTGGCCTGGGGCTTCTTGCCCGGGCGGCTCGCCGGGTTACGGTTGAGCTGCGCCAGCACCAGCACCGGCACGCTCAGTTCCTTCGCCAGATTCTTCAGGGCGATGGAAATCTTCGCCACGGCGTCGGTGCGGCTCTGGTTCTTGCCCTCAGTACCCACCAGCCCCAGATAGTCGATCATCAGGATGTCGAGGCCCTGCTCGCGCTGGAGCTTGCGGGCTTCCGAGCGGATGGCGCTCATGGTCATACCGGGGGTGTCGTTCAGGTACAACTGAGCTGCCTCGATCTTGCTGCCCGCAGTCCCGATGCGCTGCCACTCGTCCTCATCGAGGCTCTTGACCTCCTCCATGCGGCGCAGGTCGATCCCGCCCTGGGAAGCGATGGTGCGGACGGTCAACTCCTTCTCGTCCATCTCCAGGCTGAAGATCAGACCCACGCCAGCGCCACGGATAGCAATGTGGTTGACGATCTGCAGGCCGAGCATGGTCTTGCCGCTGCCTGGGCGGCCGGCGATCACCACCATGCTCTTGGGGCGCAGGAAGCCGATCAGCTTGTCCAGGTCAGCCAGGCCGGTGGACAGCTTCGGCGGCGCTCGATCGTCCAGCACCTCCTGCATGCCGTCGAAGACCTTGGGCAGCACCTCGGCCATGCGCCTGTACCCGGCCTTCTCGGAGCCCTGCAGGTCGCGCAAGTCAGCGATGGACTGCTGGGCCTGGGCGATGATCTCGTCCGGAACAAGGCCGTTTGCAACTGCAGCCTTCGCAGAATGACCAATGTCGACCACCTGACGGATCACCGCCCACTGCTTGACCTGCTTTGCGTAGGCCATCGCGTTCGCCACCGAAGGCACGTTCCGGCAGAGTTCCACTGCGAATGCCAGGGTGCCCAGCCCGCTCGGCAGAGTGCGCTGCACATCACCGACCGTCACCGCATCAACCGGCAGCCCACGATCCAAGCAGTCACGGATCACGTCGAACAGGGCCGCGTGGTCGTCGTAGAGGAAGTCGGCACTGGTCATCTGGCTCACGATGTCATCCACCAGCGCGGCGTTGCCATCGAGAGACGCCAGCATGATCGCCCCCAGCACACCGTGCTCGGCCTCGGGGTAGCCCATTACCAGTTCGCTCATGCTTCACCTCGCGCCGAGGCCCAGGTGAACAGGACGGCAGGCCCGCCAGCATCGGTCAGACGGTCGACAGCGCGATCACCCAGGCACTTGCGCAGGCCGGCAAGCCCCAGGTTGGAGATCACGATGGTCGGCATCAGCTGTCGGTACCTCGAGTCGATCACCTCGAACAGCACCTGGCGCTCGAAGTCGCTGCCGTGCTGAACGCCTACCTCGTCGATCACCAGCAGGTCGGGCTTCAGCAGGGAGGCATACACGTCGCGCTCAGTCTGCTCGGACTTTTTGTCGAAGGTCATCTTGATGTCGCGGATGATCTCGATGGCCATGGTGTAGCGTGCTGAGGCTCCGTAGCTGCGGATCACCTGTTGGGCAATAGCGCAGGCCAGGTGGGTCTTCCCGGTGCCAACGTCACCCAGCAGCATCATCGAGCGGCCCAGTTCCCAATTGCGCTCGAACCCATGCACGTAGTCGCGGCACTCAGTCAGCGCCACGGTCTGCCCTTCGATTTCGGCGCGGTAGGTGTCCAGGGTGGCACTGCGGAAGCGCAGTGGGATTTCAGCGGCCATCAGGCTGACATTCATCGTCCAGTCGCGCCGCAAAGCTTGCGCCGGCTTGCGGATCGCCTCGTCAGCCGAGTGCAGTGCGTCGAATTGGCAGCGAGTGCAGCCCTGCCAGAAGTGGTCGCCCGAGAACGACTCGATCAGTTCATCAGTGAAGTCGCCGTGCACGCGGCACTGGCCAGGTTTGAATTCCAGAGTCTTTGGTGTGGTCATGGTCTTGCTACCCGGTAAGTCCCGTTGGGCTGGCGAACCAGCCCTTCGGTGTGGTCAATCTTGTCGAGGTCGGTGTGGTGCGATTGGCGGTTGGCGCCAGCAGTCGGCAACTCGTCTTCCCAGCGCTTGCCGTTGAGCCAGGTGGCGGCGTGAGGGATGTACTGGCCGCCATCCTTGGTCCAGTCGTGAGACTTGCTCCAGGCAGCCAGAGCGATGCCAATCCGGTTGAACAGGTCAGCGTCCACCTTGAGCTTCGCCCAGGCCTTCTCGGCTTTGACCTTGCCCACCTTGCGCGGGTAGAGCTTCCAGAAACTATCGAACTCGACCAGAGAGGGAGCGTCAGCGACCGTTGGTTTTTTCTCTATTGATTGAGTAATAGAATCCTTTATTAAGTAGTTGTCGGTTTGCCCACAGTTCGGTAAACCCACACTTCGGTTAACCGAATATTCGGAAACCTGTAGGTTCGGTTCGTAGTGGACAATCACACGACGACCGAGCACCTTGCCGGTGCCCTCTTCGCGCACGACCTCATGGCTAACCAGTCCCAAGTCCTTGAGGCAGGCCATTGCCTTCGAATAGCGCTCACGACCGATTGCGAACCTGTCTTGCAGGTGCGAGCCGATCACCTTCCAGTCACTGGAGCGAGTCTGTAGATAGGTCCAGATCGCCAGAGCGTCCGGATTGATGATCATGGCCACCACGTCGTTGCTCAACGAACTGTATGGCGCCTGCTTGGCATAGAACGTCGTGGGCGTAGCTTTCTCCACGTTTACTGGCTTGCTCACAGCTGCAACTCCTCACAAACGCGACGCACGTACTGGTCGTACGACTCCTCGAAAATCCAGCCGTGCTGCTCAAGAAAAGCACGCTGCTGTTTTGCCCATTCGTAGAACTGCCAGCGGGCACCCTCTGGGAATAGCTTGAACAGATCGCAGCAAGGCCATCCACTCGGCACGATCGACGCGCCTGCGCGCTGCTGGAGCGCCTGGGCATGGTTCGCGGTCGTGGTCATTGCAGTGTCTCCGGGCTCGGGGCGTTGATCATGACCTCACTCACCGGTTTGTCCTGCATCGCCGTTACAGCACCGCTGGAAAGCCGGCTGATGAGCGTACTGAGCGCATTCATGGCATCCAGCGAGTGGGTCTGTGCAAGATCGAGCTCGACCAACTGAGGGGAGTTATCCTTGATGTTGTCGCTGACCCTGGTCGCGTAGTTGAAGGCAACTTGCGCCAGCCTCAGATCGGACAAGCCGACGAACGCAGTGGCCGGTAGTGGCTTTACTGGAGACGGGCGCACGGGAATGAGCAGGCGCGGCTGTTCTCCAGAGAGAAGACACCGCCGCTGCTCCTCCAGATGATCAGCGGACACCTGCTGCGCGGCGTGCCCAGTACGACGACGAAACAGCACAGCCAGAGCCATGCACGCCTCCATCAGGCCGGTATGGACATCGTCCCGAAGGTGGATTCCCCCGCCTTCCTCCACGACCTCGACAGCATCGGCGGCGCGTTCGAAGCACATCAGGAGCAAGGCCGCATCCCCGAACTTCTCGAAATAGTTTTCGTCGATAACCACGACGCTTGGCGCCGTCGGCAGATCAATTACATTGGTCATGGGTGCACCTTCCCAATCAGGCGGAAACGGCCGTTAAAGTAGGGGTGGCTGGCCTGGCTGGCGTTGACCATCTCGCACTCGTCGACGAAGCGCTTGAACGCCGCGGTGACGAGGCTCTTCGTCCAGACCAGGTACTGCGAGCCCTTGGCGTCCTCGTGCCCATTGCGGACCATGCCGGCGGAGTTCGGAGCATGCGGCCACTCCTTGAGCACGTAGTCCACGACGGCGCCCGACAGCCCATGCCGCGCCAGCATCGCGGCCTTGATGCCCGTCAACGACAGGCAGTTCTGCGGGCAGTGATCCCAGACCATCGTCTGGCTCAGGTCGGCAACCTGGCGCTCGACCCGTTCGAGGGCAACCTGCTGCTGGGACTGGCGACGCTCCAGATCTACCATCAGCTGAGCGTGGGCAAGCGCTTGCTCAGCTGGGGTCAATGGGCGGGCCTGCTGCCCTTCCAGTTCATTCAGGCGAGCGAGTACACGCCGGCGAACACCTTTCGACTCACGCATGGCGACCAGCTTGCACTGATCGGCGGTGAGGCGAAGCCCTTCGGACTGGGTGTTGTTCAAATTTTGCACTACGAAAGTTTCGTAGTGCTCCCCGTCGAGCTCGTCCTTGCAGCGCGCAACAAAATCGTTGTGACGGACCGAGCTTTCGCCGAATGCAGCCCGAGCCTCGTTAACCAGCGCCAACAGCTCGGTTGTGTCCATGGTGGTGAAGGTGGTGGAAGGAAGATTCATGCCGCACCTCCCGCGCCACGTTTTGCAACAGCGGTTTTTTGTGGCGCGTGTTTTTGCATCTGCTGGAACCTCTCGATCTCGGCGTCAATGCCTCCGAAATTGGAATCGTCGAGGTGCATGATCAGTTCGGTGAGTGCTTCAGCTCCACGGCCACAATCGTGTACGTGGCTAATGTGAATGGCACGAGCAATGGCGGCGGTCCACTCGAGATAGCCCTTGGCAACCAGAAGCTGGAACTCGGCGCAATCTGCTACGTCTGCGACAGTCTCTGGGAATTTCATGCTGCACCTCCCTGGTCGGGATGGACCCCGGCGTGTGCGCTGTAAACCAAGGCGAGCGCGGATTCGGCTGTATAAAAAACCAATGTGGCGAGCTGAGTGACTGCCGGCTCTTGCATAAGCTCGCGCAGGCCGGCGACGACCGCCTCCAAGCGGTCAGTAGCAGCGTCAAGGGATTCGTGGACGGGAATCCCGCCTACTGCCTCGAATACCGAGTGAAGCTGCTGAGTATGGAACTCGTGGGCCACGGTCATTGGCTGAGTGGTCATTGCTCACCTCCAGCACCAGCTGCGGTGGCAACCCCTTTCTCAACCGACCAGATCAGCGCGCTCACGGTCTCGCCCAGGAAGCTGAGCGCCGCCATGCCATCGCAGTACGCCATCTCGCCCATGTTCAGGCTGTCGTGCATGTGTGTGCAGATTTGGCTTAGGCCAGAAGACAAGGTACGAGCTGCACGCAGGGCGTCTTCAGCATTTGTGCCAGGCGCAACAGCTAGCAGCTGAATGCCCCGGTTGTCGATTGGCGTGCCGAGGAAGCCAGTCTCGCTGGTGAGGATGGGTTGCGCCGGTGATGGCGTGGTGGTATTTTTTGGGTGCATGAAATCGTCTCCAAGTGACGAAGATTCAAAAAGGCTCCCTGCAAGGAGCTGGTTAAGAAGCCCGCCTAGCAGCGGGTTTTCTGCTTTCTGGGCTATGCCAAATGCAGAAATTGGTGGGGCCGCGCGGTTAAGGCGGCTTTGCGGTGTCTGTGCTAATCATTCAAATTCCCCCTGCCTTCAAAGCTCTCACAGAAAAAGTCGGAATCAAGGCCTGGAGGCCGATCTGGCTTGAAAAGAATTTTGCCCTTGCCTTCCAAGCTCATGTATTTCTTGCCCATGACAGCTTTCTTGGGCGTGGTGACCAGGGTCATCAAAGCCGAAGGTCATTTGAAGGAGCTGGCGCCCACGTTCTACCTCAGCCAGCAGCGCTGGCTTTTCGCGGCGCCAACTGTTGAGTTCGCGGCCGGCCGCGCTCGCGCTAGTCTCGCGTACGTCGAATCGTTTGCAGGCGCGGTTGAAGTTATCGATCGCTAATGGGGCGCCATGCAGGAGCTCACTGATGCGCTCATCGCACCAGACGGCAAACTTCGCGCTCAGCCAGCGAGCGAAGAAAACGGCCAGCTTAGGATGAAGCCAAGTCCCGCCACCGCGATCAACGCGTGCCTTACTGGTTTTTACATACCCGGAATTCCGGGTATCTAGAATTTCAGACTCGCGGCCAGCCAGGTGCTCATCCAGAGCTCGGAAATACTCAAGCGTCTCAGCGTTGTCGAGCCAGTGATCGACCCGTTTGCCGAAGCGCTCGGCGATCTTGGTGATGTGAAGCCAGCCATCCGCCGTGAAGCGCACCAGCTGCCCTTGATAGGTGAAGGGGATCACGTTGTTCACTGGGCGCCTCCGGTACTGGATGAATTCACAGCCACCCCGGTGGAGCTGTGATGGCTACCGGTTTCCGGTATCGTTTGAGTCATGGTCGGGGCCAAGTCCGCCAGAACAGGGCACAGTTCAACTGCTCGGATGGTGCCGAAGGTTGCGATCTGAATACGAAGTGCGTTTGCAGGCGAAATCGAATGCTTACCGCGCAACCACCCAGAAATTGTCGTTTGGTCGACTCCCAGAGCTACTGCCGCCTTTTGCTGCGTACCGAAGTGGCTTATGAGCCTCTGGATGAGAGGTTCCATAACCTTTACCTTTTATGAGCTTTCCCCTAGGCTATATCAAGGGAATACTCATTTGCAAGCATATGGGCAAACCCTTGAAGATATGGAAATGAACTACAGCCAACGTCTTAAAGCCGCCCGAAAGCAGTCCGGACTCACCCAGGCTGGTCTTGCTCGACTTGTCGGCATTGATCAAACATCCATCTCAAACCTGGAGCGAGGAAAGTCCCAGGGCTCATCGCACACTGTCGCAATCGCTAAGGCGTGCGGGGTGAATCCTTTGTGGTTGGAGACTGGAGAAGGGGATATGACAACCGACCATGTCATTCTGACCCGGCCTACTCCGCAGGGAGCACAGCTGGTAGGCCCCTTCAATGTATGGGATGTCGACTCTCCGCTTCATGAGTCAGAAGTTTTTCTCAAATTCATCGAAGAGCATCCTGGATCTACCAACTCCGCCCTCGTGACAGGCCAGTTGCTACCAGCTGGCCTGAGGGTCTCTGACACAAAAAAGCTGCGCATGGACTCACAAGTCATCGCTAGGCAGGGAATCCCTCCGGAGCAAGCTTATTGTGTCGAGGTCAAGGGAAATGCTATGGAACCCGTGATGCCGACCCAAAGCACCGTAGCGATCAACACGGCGATTACAGATATTGATGACGGGCGAATGTATGCCCTTGCGCATGCAGGGCAGTTACGCGTGCGCTTGTTGTACCGACTGCCAGGTGGTGGCATTCGACTGCGTAGCTACAACCGAAGCGAGCACGCTGACGAAGAGTACACGGCTGAAGAATGTGCATCCCAAGGCATCTACGTCCTGGGAAAGGCATTCTGGTACTCGGTACTGCTCTGACTTCTAAACGCCCCATCGATCCGGCTTACGCCGGATTTTTTTTGCCTATCCGAACCGACCTCGTAAAAATATGAGAACTCCCCTTGACCAAAAATATGAGTTGATTCATATTTAACTCATCAAAGCACAGCAAGGAGCGCCACCATGACAGCAGCAACCTCGATCACCGCCAATGGCTGGACAGGCTTCCTCGGTCGTGAGCTGTCTCTGCGCGAGGTGCAGTGTGTCCTGGGGATTGCTTGCGGTCAGACATCGAAGGAGCTGGCCCGTGAACTTGGCGTGCAGCCTGACTCCATCAAAAAGCGCGTACTGAGCGCGACCACGAAATTGGGCGTCACCCGTCGTGCGCAGCTTGTAGCTGTGGCCATGCAGAAAGGGCTGATCAGCCCGATCGCCACCACTCTCGCGCTGGTGCTGGCCCTTCACTCAATGATCGGTGATGACGTTGCGCTTCGTGTGCGCCGCGGCGGCAGCGGCGGCGAGCGCCGTGTTGAGCTTCGCATGGTCGCCCGGCGAGTCGAGCAGTTCCAGGTAGCGGCCTAAGCGCCAGCTCACACAACCCCCAACACAGGACAAAACCATGATCAGTTTGACGATCGGGATCACCGCCCAGGCAGCCCCGCATGTGCCAAGCACTTCAGCGCCGAAGATGACGACCATGAAGGAGCTGGCCGAGCTCCTGAAGATGGACCGCAGTGCGGCTCGTCGCTACGTGATGCGCCTGGGCTATGAGCCGAAACGTGCGCGCACTGCCTCCAGCGGGTTCCAAACCGCGCTGGTGTTCGACCACGATCAGGTGAGCCAGATCGTTGAAGCGCGTCGGGCAGATGGGTATCTCTGACCTAGTGGGCGTCAGCGCCGAGGGCTTTCTCGCAAGAGTCCTGTGCGGTGACCAGCCAGCACAGCGAATGGATGCGTAATCAATGGCTTCATTCGAGGGGAAACTGGATGACTGATTTGATTTTGACCGAGGCCGACTATCGCGAGCTTGTGAGCTGCGACGGCGACGAGCCGACCACCGACTCGGTCAGGGTGGCCAAACGTTTTGGCAAGCGTCACGACAACGTGCTGCGCACGATCGACAACATCAAATGCTCTGCGAATTTTCGTCTCCTCAATTTTGAGGAGACCTCTTACATCGACGAACAGGGCAAGGTTCAGCGCATGTTCAACATGACAAAGGACGGTTTCATGTTCGTTGTCATGGGCTTCACCGGCGAGAAGGCAGCCGCCTGGAAGGAAGCGTTCATTGAGGCTTTCAACCGGATGGCGCGGGAGTTACAGGACCGCTCCCTGTCGCTTGAGCAGAAGCGGCACCTGCTGATGGCTGAGTTCAAGCAGGAACGTGGTTTGGCGAGTCTCGCCGGCAAAACCATGCGCCGATGGCAGCTCAAGAAACCGGTCATCGAAGGAAAACTTATCCAACTTGAAAAGGACGGCCAGCAAGTACTGCCACTTCACTGATTTATAGGGCGGAACTTCCGCCCCGTAACACCTCAACTTTTTGCGAAAGCCAAGTTACTCGGCGGGTACTCGCTCGCCTTAAATAAGGAGATTCACCGATGCTCATGTTAAGTCGTAACATCGGCAAGGCCGTCATCATCGGCGGCAACATCCGGGTCAGCGTGGCCCAGGTTAACGGCTGCCAGGTTCGTCTGGGGATTGAGGCCCCGCGCGGGGTGATCGTTGACCGCGAAGAGATCCACGCCCGTCGCGTGGCTGAAGGTACCGTCGAGGAAGCGCCAGCGTTCAGCATCGACGAGCACGTCAAGCTGGCGGCAGATGCGCGCCGTTACCGCTGGCTGCGTGACCGCGAGCGCATCGAAGATCCTGACGAAGACCTGCTGGTAGTGCGCGGCGATAACTGGCTCTCCGGCGAAGAGCTGGATCAGGAGATCGACACCGCCCTGCGCCTGGAGGCCTTGCAGCAGCAGGTGGTACAGGATCAGCAGCCATGAGCCAGGCCGGCCTGCTATTGCTGCTGTGGGACGCCCTGCAGCAGCGCGAAACAACCTTTGGCCAAATCGCTGACCTGTCTGCCGCGTGCGGCCTGGACGGGCGCCGGGTGCTGGCCGACCACTTCCGGAGGCTGCCATGAAAAAGCGTCGAACAATCAACCACGCCGCCCTCCCTGCCGTTGGGCAGCCCTTGGCTGGCGGCTTCTTCGCCGGCCGGATCTTCTTCGGCGGCGCCGAGCACGCGGTGATCGATGCAGGCCGGGAGTTCGAAGTAGCCGCCCACTGGTGGCAGGAAGAAGGCCCGCGCCCGCGTATACGTGGCGCCACATCGCGCTTCGACGGGATGGCCAACACCCAGGCCATGGCAGCCGAGGGCAGCGCCATCGCCCGCAAGGTGCTGGGCATGAACATCCGGGGCACCTGGGGCTGGCACATCCCGTCGATCGAGGAGCTGCAGGTGCTGCGCTGCAATCTCTTACAGCTTCCAGAATGGGGTCACGACGGATCGTACACAGTCAGGGGCGCGGCCCAGGCGTTTGGCCTTAGCGAGTACTGGACCAGCAGTCAGAAGTCGAACGCAGCAACTGCCTGGTGCCTTCACATGCTGCCCTGGTGCGTGCCCGATACGAACTGGGTGAGCAAGTGCAAGGGCATTCGCCCGGTGCGCACCCTGCTGATCAGTCAGGAGGCTTTCGTGCACGCGCCATCGACCGACACGCTGACCGAGGCTGACCTGCGCGGCCTGGCCAACCAGCGGGCCGTGGCCACCGTGCTCGAGCGGTTCGTGAACGAGGACGCCGGGAAGTTCTACGGGCGAACCGAAGCGCTGGTGGCTGAGCTGGCCGCATTGGCAGGAGGTCAGGCATGAGTGCCGTCATCGAAGTGACTCAGAACAAGGATGGCAGCTGGACGGCAAAGGGCTCCCGCCCAGGCATCTACGCCGAAACCACCTGTGCTACTCGCCACCAAGCAGTTGTAGCGCTCGACAAAGCGTTGCACGCATTCGACCAGAAGGCGGTTAAACCATGATCCAGACCCTTATTTCCACGGCCATCAGCGCTGTTATCAGCCTGTCGCTGCTGTTCGGCGGCGCCCAACTCTGCCGTTTCGCCTTCTACGTCACCGTGGCCTTCAACGCCATGGCCTGGATCGGCTGGTCATCCGGCACCGTAACCGGTGAAGTGGCCGAGCGAATTCTGCGCTACTGGTGGATCAGTGTGCCAAGTACGGTATTCCAGCTATACGCGCTGATTTACAGCGGCCATCCCATGCTAGCTGCTTCGGCGTTCTTGGTGTCGTTCTTCATTGTCGCTGCCGCCGCACGGGCTACGGGGGCGCTGTCATGACCACTCTCCAGCGTTTCCCCGTCAACACCGCCGGCCGCGACTTCGCCGTGGGCGACATCCATGGCCATTTCACCCGCCTGCAGCGCGCCCTGGACGCGGTCAGCTTCGACCCGGCCACTGACCGGCTGTTCTCCGTAGGTGACCTGGTCGACCGCGGGCCTGAGTCTGACCAGGTGGACACCTGGCTGGCCAAGCCATGGTTCCATGCCGTGCGCGGCAACCACGAGCAGATGGCAGTCGAGGCATACCGCCTTGATCCAGCAGGCCGCATAGCGGAAGTGCATCTGTCCAACGGCGGCGCATGGCTCTACGCCCGGTCCAGTGTCGAGCAGGCCTGCTACGTCGAACTGCTGGCCGACCTGCCGCTGATCATCGAGGTCGTGACGCCCCAGGGGTTGGTAGGAATCGTTCACGCAGACTGCCCTTACAAAGCCTGGAATGAGTTCACCTGGGCAGCAAAGGATGGTGGCCCTGCCGAGAGCGAGCACGTTGCAGCAATGGCGCAATGGTCTCGCAGGCGGATCACTGCCGAGGACGCATCCGGCGTCGAAGGCGTTCGGGCGGTAGTGGTCGGCCACACCCCGGTTCGCCGCCCGGCAGTGCTAGGCAACGTCTATCACATCGACACCGCCGGCTGGATGGACGGCCACTTCACGCTGCTGGACCTGCATACCCTGCAGGCTCACCCGCCGATTGATCCGAAGCTGAGCTGGGACTGGGATGACGCGACAGATCAGCGTGACAACCAAAACCTGACGCGTCAGGAGGAGTAGAGATGGCAGCCGCAGAAAATCTGCCCGAAGACCATGTGCACGACAAGGTCACCGAGAAACGGATGGGCGAGCTGGTGGGGTGTACAGCGAAGGCGCTTCAACGCAAGCGCGAGAAAGGCATCATCCCCACTTGGGTGTGGATGAAGATCAACGGCAGGATTATGTACAGCAAAAGGAGATATGACGAATGGATCGAAAGCCTGTGGACCTGCCGGCCGGAGTCGAGCTTGTCGGGCGCTCAATCCGAATTCGCTTCACCTGGAACAAGAAGCGGTGCTGCGAGACGCTCCCCCTCCCTCAGACCGCGAAAGGGATCGCAGCAGCAGCGAGTCTACGTGCTCAAGTAAAAGGCCTGGATAAGCTCGGCGCCTTGACGGCAGAGAAGTATGCCGAGCTATTCCCCAATACCCGTAGCGTTGTAGTTCAGGAACAAACAACGCCGATCTTCTTCGATTATGCGCAGGACTGGCTCAACAGCTTGCAGATCGTAGAGGGAACCCGGAAGAACTACAGGTCTGCGCTGCAGGTGTACTGGATTCCCTACCTGGCCGAACTGCCGATCGACACGATCACCTCGGTTCAGTTGCGCAAGATCATGAACGACATCAAGTGGACTTCACCGGTCCGCCGCAAGGGTGTGGTCGGTCTGCTGGTATCGATCTTCCAGCAGGCTGTCTCGGACGAACTGATCATCCGAAACCCTGCCCTTTCCATCCCGGGCGCCAAGGTGCCGAAGCGTGAGGTCGACCCCTTCACCAAAGAAGAGGCCGATTCCATCATTGCCCACCTTTACGAAACGACGAGCGGCATGACGGCCATTTATGCGGCCTACTTTGAGTTCTGTTTCTACACCGGCATGCGGCCGGGAGAGGTGATGGCATTGCGCTGGGGAGAAATTGATAGGCGCGGGAAGACTGCCCATGTGTGCCGGATTCAGATCAAAGGCGTGATCCAGGATCGCACCAAAACGAAGCGCTCACGGAAAGTTTTATTGAACGATCGGGCACTGCATGCGCTCGAAAAAGCCAGACCGCTCACCGAGGCCCGTTCAGATTACGTGTTCGCGCCCAGTGGGACGGGTGACCGCTCGGAGATGTTCATCCGTTCCGAGACGAGTCAAAAACGCTACTGGCTGGCAGCACTGCGGAAGCTTGGTATCAGGCGCCGCAGGATGTACGACACGCGCCACACGTACGCGACCATGTGCCTGATGGCCGGCATGAACCCGGCATTCATCGCCGCGCAACTCGGGCATAGCGTGCAGGTGCTGCTTTCGACATATGCGAAGTGGATCAACTCGCCGAATGACTGGGCTGAGCTTGATAAGCTGAAATCGCTGGAAAGTGGTACAAAAATGGTACGAGCTAAAAGCCAGTAACGCCAAGAGTGCCGAAACTCAAAGGGTTTACGTTAC